GACGAGATTGCCGGCGAGGAACTGAACGAAGAAGAAGCAATCACGATTCAGTAAATGGGCGAGCTAATGAACCGAACAGTAATTTTCTGGCTTGGGCCGAATGAAACAAAGGTTCGTGCCGATCAGATACCAGGCGCAATTGCAGAGTGGGCATATCCACTTCCGCATCTTAATTTCAATCGGTTGCGCCCAGACATTATGGGGCAGTCTCCGCCTGACATTGATGCGGCAAAAAGGCTGATTGAAGAGCGTGAACAGGCAAAGCATCTTCGGATTAAATTCCCGCGATTAAATAGCAATTCCATGTTTTCGATTAAGAAACTGAACGCCTATTTTGATCGAATTGGATTGGTTGCTGAAATCAGGTATCGGCCAAGTCCATACGGGCCAATAGAACAAATGAATACATCTGTTTGACTTGATGGACTTTGAAAGAACCATCCGATGCCACAACAAAAAATAATCCGCAACGACTGTACTTTAGACCGCCCATCGCACTATGACCGACAGGAAGAAGACGCAGACATTCAGTCGGTCATTCTTTGTCACATGATCGAACGCGGACCAAGTTGGGCAACATCAAGAGAAATAGCGTGTGAAATGGGCTTCCCTTGGAGAAAAGTTGCAAGGGCATTGCTGAAAATGGCAGAAGTGGAAAAACGTGAATGGAATTGGGTGAGTAACAAGTTCAGGACTAGGACGTGCTGGATATACCGGCACGTCTCAGCGCCAACAGCCATTTATCCCGAGTGGATGATGCCAAGGGCGCAAGAGGTAGAAATAGGAATCGGATTTGTTCATCGGGTATTGGAGGATTAATGATGGCGGATAACACTGAAAAGAAAAAAGCAGGTCGCCCGTCATTGTTCAAGAAAGAGTATATCGAACAGGGCTATCAAATGGCTTTGCTTGGGATGACTGACAAAGACCTTGCAAGAATATGGGGTGTTTGTGAGCAAACAATCAACGTCTGGAAGGTTTCGCAACCAGGTTTTTTAGAGTCCATAAACAAAGGAAAGGATGCTGCTGATGCTTTTGTGGCTGACAGATTGTTCAAACGAGCTACCGGATACACCCATAAAGCGGTAAAGATTTTCAATGACGGCGGCACGCCACTTATCGTTGATTACGAAGAACACTATCCTCCGGATACCGGCGCGGCAATCTTTTGGCTGAAGAATCGGCAAAAGGCGATTTGGCGCGATAAGCAGGAAATCGACCAGACGGTTAATGCCACCGTTGAATCCACTGTGACGACTGCTAGCCAGGAATCAATCGCTGCGCTAGAGGCAAAGATTGCCAAGAAGCGAGCAGAAGCGAAAGAGTGATTGACCTAAGCGAAGAGCTTGCCGGGTTTATTCGGTCTGAACCGACCAAAGAAGAGGCGCATGACTGGTGGGTTCGCATCATTGCGGTTCATGGCGACAAGGGCGCCGCGTGGCTTGGTCGTAATGACAGGTTCTATCTCCTTACGACCCTGCTTAAGCGGGGTGACGTTTGGGATGATTGGCTTTACGCAAGGTGCAGAGAGGTTGAGGAATCCCCTGATGGCTACTTGGATTTGTGGGCACGCGAGCATTACAAATCAACAATTATTACCTTCTGCGGGATCATCCAGGAGGTTCTGAAGAATCCCGAGATAACCATCGGGATATTCTCGTTCAACAAGCCGACCGCCCGCGCATTCCTGCGACAGATCAAGTACGAGCTTGAATCGAACGAACATCTGAAGGCGATTTATCCTGACATTCTGTACGCCGACCCAAAGAAAGAATCTCCCCGATGGTCGGAAGACGCCGGGATTGTCGTCAAGCGCAAGAGCAATCCGAAGGAATCTACGGTAGAAGGACATGGATTGGTCGATGGTCAGCCGACCGGGCGCCATTTCCTGCTGCGCGTCTATGATGACGTGGTTACGCTGGAGTCTGTAACCAGTCCGGAAATGGTCCAAAAGACCACGGAAGCATGGTCACTATCGGATAACCTTGGTGCCCGGCCAGAAGGCGGCGGACTCGCAAGGTCTTGGCATATCGGCACGCGATATTCCTTTGCCGACAGTTATCAGACCATGATGGACATGGGCGCTGTCATTCCGCGTATCTATGCCGCAACCGATAATGGATTGCGCGATGGAAAGCCTGTGTTTCTTAGCGATGAAGTATGGGCCGACAAGCTGAAGAAGCAGACCACGGCAGTTCTCGCGGCGCAGATGCTACAGAATCCAGCAGCCGGCACGGCGGCTATCTTCAGCAAGGACTGGTTGCGCTTCCAGGATGTGCGCCCTGCGACGCTGAACATCTACATCTTGTGCGACCCGGCCAGTTCCAAGAAGAAGGGCAGCGACAAGACCGCCATCCCTGCGGTAGCGATGGATGCCTCGGGTAATTTCTGGTTGGTCGATGGCTACCATCACAAGATGGGCTTGCGTGAGCGATACACGACTATCAAGGCAATGCGCAAATACTGGATGACAATGCCCGGCGTTCAGGCGGTCAAGGTCGGCTATGAAAGATACGGAAGCACTTCAGACCTTGAATACTTCGACATGGAAATGCAGCGCGACAAGGACGTGTTCGACATTGTTGAACTAGCTTGGCCGCGTGAAGGTCCAGGCAGCAAGACAGACCGTGTGCAACGACTGGAGCCGGCATTCCGCAACGGAAGATTCTTCCTGCCGGCCATTACCAAGGGCGAGACAACCAATCAGGCGAAGGTCAGGGCAGACGGCCAAGCGTTCCGTATCTTCACGCCAGTGCATCGCAAGGATGAAGAGGGGCGCGTTTATTCTCTCAACAAGAATTTCCTTGAAGAGTTTTTGACGTTTCCTTTCTGTGCGCATGACGACTTGATTGATGCCGTTAGCCGGATTTATGACATTGATCCAGTTCCACCGATCATCATCGACCAGCGCACATTGGAGCCAGAGGTATATGCAGACGGTAGCTGACCTGATGAAAATTGAAACGCATTGGGAAGGATACCAGCGCAAAGCCAATGCTTATGACGTGCAAATCGACAAGGAGTGGGCGCCGTTCCTTGATGTTGTTGAATGGACTGACGAGTTGATGGAAAAGGCATGTGTCATAGCAGAGCGCCAAGGCAATAAGCAGCAACGAATGTTTGAGGCTTACGAGAGGACGATACGTGGCTGACGAAAACACCCCGATCAATACGCCGAATTGCAGCTTCAGCGAGCGCCTGTTCAGCGAAGAGGTTGCCATTGCCCAGGCTTCCACGGGCGAGCCTTTGCGCCCTAACGATTGGGCTTACGAGTTTTCAAATGGTCGAAAATTTACTTCAGAGTATGAACAGGCATGAGCCTGACCCGTATTACCAGTTACCGGAGTGCATTCGTCAGTATTACGCCCGCGAAGAATGGATGTGCTTGTCCGATGACCAAAAAACCAACCTGATCCAGACCGAGACAGAGCCAGAATGCTGACAGCCGATTCAAACATCATCGTCGCCGACGAACAACACAACGCCAGCGACGCGCTTGATTTTTCCATGTCGAAGATGATCGGCGAAAAGCTCAACGAGAAGTATCCAGGCCATTTGTGGGCGGTGCGTGTGCGTGGCGAGCAGGGCGTGGCGACGATTCATAACTTCATGCTGTCTGCTGAGTATGGTTATCTGCTCAAGCTGGACAAGTCTTATTCGGCATCCGACCTGCTGGCAAGGGCGGTGCGTGGCGCTGGTGAAATCCTAGAGCGATTCAAACAGATGCGCGGACGGGTCAATGACGATGCGATTGCCTCAATGCCGACTGACATCAAGGGGCGCGTGATTGGGGATGTAAGCAAATGATCGACAAGGCCAAGGCGCTGCAATTGGCGCGAGACGCGTTTCGTGGCAGCACTGACTACTTCAATGCCAATATCAGGCCGCAGCTTGAGCGCGATATTCGCCAGTTCCAGAGCCGGCACAACCCTGATTCCAAGTATCTTTCAGACGCCTACAGGGCGCGTAGCAAGTTCTATCGCCCGAAGACGCGAGCGATGGTGCGCTCCAATGAAGCAACTGCTGCCGAGGCGTTTTTCTCTACCTCTGACACGGTAAGCATTACCCCGCAGCGCGAGACTGACGAAGCGCAGCAGGTCAGTGCTGAAATCATGCAGGAGTTGCTTCAGTACCGCCTCACCAAGTCGATTCCGTGGTTCCAGATCGCCATTGGCGCCTATCAGGACGCGATGGTGCAGGGTACGGTCATCAGTCATCAGGAATGGGTGTATGACCCGATCCGCCGCATTGACGAGCCGCGAATTACCCTGTTGCCGATTGAAAACCTACGCTTCGATCCTGCGGCTGACTGGACCGATCCGGTTGGCACGTCGCCTTACCTGATTCGCCTGATTCCGATGTACGTCAAGGACGTAAAGGCGAAGATGGTTTCCGGCAACTGGCTGGCGCTGAGTGATTCGCAACTGAAGAGTTCGGCCAAGCAATACGACTCGACCCGATTGCTTCGTGAGGACAACCGTTCAAGCAGCACCGATCAAGTGACATCCATCAATGATTTCACGATTGTATGGGTGCATATGAACATCATGGCCGACGACGAATCTGGTAGTGATGTGCTGTACTACACGCTCGGCGCCGAGTTCATGCTGTCCGAGCCGGAGCCGTTGATTACGCAGTACGCCCACGGCAAGCGCCCGTTCGTCATTGGCAAGTGTGTAATCGAAACGCATAAGAACTGGCCGAGTGGTCCGGTACGCCTTGCTCGGGATACCGCCGCAGAAATCAACGAAATCGCCAATCAGCGCATTGATAACGTCAAGTTTGCGATGAACAAGCGGTATTTCGTCGCCCGCAATCGCCAGGTTGATCTGCGCTCGCTGACCCGTAACGTACCGTCTGCGGTTACATTGATGAATGACATCAATGCAGATGTGAAGGTCATTGATACGCCGGATGTGACCAGTTCGAGCTACAACGAGCAGGACCGGCTGAACATGGACTTTGACGAGATTACCGGAAACATGAGCCAGTCATCCGTTCAGGCCAATCGTAAGCTGAATGAAACCGTTGGCGGGATGGAAATTCTCGCTGGAGATGCCAACAAGGTTCAGTCGTATAGCCTCAAGACATTCATCGAAACGTGGGTTGAGCCAGTGTTGAATCAACTGGTCAAGCTGGAACAGCATTACGAAACTGACGAAACCATTCTTGCGCTGGCGGCTGACAAGGCGCCGTTGTTCCAGAAGTTCGGATTTGACCAGGTGACGGATGAATTGCTGATGGCCGATCTAACGCTATCGGTCAATGTCGGCATGAATGCGACCAGCCCAACGCAGAAGATCAACAACCTGCTGACGGGCATCAACGGTGTCAAGAACGCTCTATCTGATGGGGTGTTGGAGAAGTACGGCATTGACCCGACCGAAGTTATCAAGGAAGTCTTTGGCGCTTTAGGGCATAAGGATGGTGGGCGCTTCTTCAATCAGGAAAAGTCGCAAGACCCGCAACTAGTTTCGCTGCAAACGCAACTGCAAGAGGCGCAACAGGCACTTGCTGCCAAGTTCCCGCCCGAACTTCTGGCCGCACAGGTCAAGGAAATCGAGGCGCGCACCGCCAAGATCGATGCCGAGAAGGTCGCCAAGGGCGTAGAGGCAAGCTATTCCGCCATGCAAGCCGCTGAAGTGGTGGCAAGCGTTCCACAGGTGGCGCCGATTGCTGACAAGCTGATGCAGGCAGCAGGGTATCAAATGCCTAATCCGGTCGGCGTTGATCCGAACTTCCCGGTGGTCGATATGCCGTATCCGGCTGATGTGCCGGAAAGCGGCAATACCTCGCCGATGTTTCCTGCCAGAGCAGATAGTGCTGCCAGCGGATTGAACCAAGGCATCGAATCGGAGTTGCAATGAAAGAAGCCGCTAACCTAGTCTCGATCATGTTCATGTCCCGCGAACAGGCGCACCGCGCCCATCTGGCGGCAACCGGGCCGGGAAGTTACGCAAGTCATGTGGCGCTCGGCGATTTCTACGAAGCCATCATTCCTTTGGCTGACCGTTTCGCCGAAGCCTATGCCGGGATGTACACACCATTGACCAACATTCCTTATGGCACGCCAGCCAAGGGAAAGATTGATGCAGTGCTGGAGTCTTTCCTGACAGAAATCGTCAGCGCCCGCAGCGCGTTCGAGAAGCCGGCGCATGGCCCGTTGCTAAACATCATCGATGAAATCGCCGCGCTCTATCTTGGCACGCTCTACAAGCTGCGCAATCTTGAATGATTGAATCCTCATATTAGGAGGGGTAGCAGTAGTGTTCGCCACTATGACGAACGAACAAACACAGGAAGTCCGCGAAATTCAGCAAAGCATCGATCTGAGCTTTCAGGTTGAGGCGTTTTTGCAGGGTCCAATTGGGCAATTCCTGATTAAACGCGCCGACGAGGAAATCGAATCGGCAGTTGAGGAATTGAAGCGGATCGATCCGGAAAACCCCAAGGGAATCAGGGCACAACAGCACATCATCCAAGTCGCTGAGTCAGTTCAATACTGGCTCGCCGATGCCATCCAGGCCGGCCATAACGCAGCCGAAGCCGCAATCAACAAGGAGCTTTAAAACATGACCGTTCAGGCCAATGACGATGCTATCCAAAATGAGGACGTGTCGCCGGAATCCGTAGCCGCAATCAAGTCGAATCGTGAAATTGCGATGGAGCAGATTGAACTGGCGAACCTGCGTCGCATGGAAGAGGATACCGGCGTCAAGCTGGTGGCGGATGATCCAGATGATGTGCCAGTGGTCGAGGACAAGCCTGAAGAAGTTGTGACGCCCGCCGCACCCGAGGCCAAAGTGGTTCGGGTCAAGGTCGATGGCGAAGAACGATCCATTACTGAAGACGAACTTATCCGTTCGTATCAGAAGAACTCCGCAGCAGATCGCCGGCTGGAAGAAGCCGCCCAACTGTTGCGCGAAGCCGAACAGCGCGCCGCCCAACTGGCCGCGCAAACCCAAGTTTCACAACTCGCCGAGCCGTCCAAAGACGTGCGCGACGAGGTGAAAGAAACCCTGTCTGCCATTTACAGCGGGGATGAAGAAGCAGCAACGGAAGCATTGACGAAACTGATGGCGAAAACTCGGGGCGGTGACCAGCCTACCCCGCAATCGCCGCAGATGTCGGTCGATGAACTGGCCTTTGCTGTCCAGGAAAAGTTGGTCTTTGACCAGGCTGTTACCAAGGTGCAAACGGACTACCCCGACCTTGTTTCTGATCGCAATCTGGAAATGCTGACTGTCATGCGCAGCAATGAAGCCATTGCCCAAGGTGTTCCACGGGCGCAGGCGTTGCTGACCGCGGCAGAAGAGGTTTACAGGTCGATTGGCAAGGTGCCAGCGGGGCGCTCGAACACTTCGGACAAGCCGAACAAGAACAGCCGACTGGAAAACAAGGAGAGGCTGGAACCCGTTCGTTCTGCCTCCAGCACCGCCGTCACGCCCGCATTGAGTCCGGAAGAAGACAACCATTCCTCCGTGATTCAGGAAATGGCGGCAAGACGTTTGGGGCAATCGCTGCCTCGACAAACCGGATAATCTGAAGGAGTTCTATCATGGCTGGTCAAGTATGGCTCACCAATTCGCTCGGCGGTTACATGTGGTCGCCGAATCTGTCCAAGGTGCTGCGCATGGCGCTGCAACCGCTGGTCAAGTTCCGTCAGTTCGCTGACATCAAGGACGCTGCCGTTCAAGGCAAGGGCAAGGGTGATACCTTCCACTGGAACGTGTATCAAAACATCGCCACGCAGGGTACGGTGCTGACGGAAGGCACGGCAATCCCGCAAAGCAACTTCACCATCGTCCAGGGTACGATGACCATTACCGAGTACGGTAATTCGGTCCCTTACTCCGGCAAGCTGGACGATCTGTCCGAGCATCCGGTGCGTGAAATCGTGCAGAAGGTGCTGAAGAACGACGCCAAGAAGGCGCTCGATCAAGCCGCTTACGACCAGTTCAACGCGACCCCGTTGCGCGTCATCCCGACCGCTGGCACCGATACGGCAGCTATCACGCTCTATACAAACGGCACCGTCACCGGCACCAACAACGTGGCACTGGGCAAGGCGCACGTCAAGAACATCGTCGATACCATGAAGGAACGCAACATTCCTCCGTATGAAGGCGACGATTACTTTGCCATCGCCCACCCGACCACGCTGCGGACCTTCAAGAACGACCTGGAGTCGATGAAGGTGTATGTGCAGGAAGGTTTCCAGATGATTATGAACGGGGAAATCGGTCGTTACGAATCCACCCGTTTCATCGAGCAGACCAACATTGCGAAGGCAACCTTCGTCAATGGCAAGTCGAACTGGGCCTACTTCTTCGGCGCCGATACCGTCGCGGAAGGTATTGCTGTGCCGGAAGAGATGCGCGGGATGATTCCGCAGGACTATGGCCGCTCGCGTGGTATCGCCTGGTATTATTTGGGCGGTTTTGGACTAGTGCATAGCACGGCATCCCAAGCCCGCGTGATTAAGTGGGACTCCGCTGCGTAAGCAAGTATCTCAGCAGACAAAGGGGCTTCGGCCCCTTTTTTATCGCCTGAAATCATGAGGGGCTGGCTAATCATTCGGCCATGACATGCCCCATCTGTAGCGGCCAATCCGCCCATGTTGCTGACATTCCGTTCAACAAGTCATGCGACCACGACGAAGCCAGTGGCGACCTGATTGCCTACCATGCTTGCCAGGATTGCGGATTTTCATGGGCGCCTGATCTGTGCGCCAAGCCGCCAGGGTGGTTTGCCGCAAACATCTACAACGCCGACTACCATCTGTTCGATCCGGAGTATGACGGGATAAGGGCCGAGCGCCAGGCGAAGAACATCATCTATGCCTATTCATGGGCGCGCAAGCAAATACGTCATCTGGATTATGGAAGCGGCGACGGGCAACTGACGCAACGCTTGCTCAAGGCTGGATTCGATTCGACCGCCTACGACCCGTTCATTCATCTGGAAGCGCCGTCCGGTCAGTTCAACCTGATTACCTGCTTCGAGGTGCTGGAACACGCGCCTGATCCGAACCGTGTCATGCGGCATCTGGCCTCATACCTTGCGCCAGAAGGCGTGTTGATCGCCAGCACCATGCTATCCGATGGCAATGATCTGGCCGACTGGTGGTATGCCGCGCCACGCAACGGACATATTTCATTGTACTCGGGTAAGTCACTTGGAGAACTGGCGGTCAAGCATCGGCTTTGTGCGCGTATCAGTTCAGGCGGTACGCATAGTTTCTTCCGCAAGCTACCTGGATGGGCAACCTCTGATTAGGAGGGGTTGAGTAACACTCCATGCATCCGACCTAACGGAGAAAGTCATGCTCAAAGAATTCACCGAAGCACAGAAAACCCCGAATGAACAGGCCACCTATGGCCTCTATGGCGCACAGAAAACCGGCGTCAGTTCGGCAGAAATCAAACATGGGTTCATCTCGGAAGAAATGAATATCGAAGCCGACCACGAAGGCAACACCAAGGACGGCAGCATTTACGAGCGCGAGGGCTTTCTTAGCCCTATCGGCTTCAACACGCGATAAGGAACGATCATGGGCGTTAATTCTGAATTGGCCGCGCTGAACCGCGTAGGTAACGGGCAGTTGGGCAACCTGGACGACAAAGGCACGGAAACCGGCTGCGAAGGTGATTCGCACGGCGTTTCGTATGAGGGCGGAGCGACCAATCGACTTGGCAGCATTGATGCCTCAAGCGACCACCACTCGGCCCGCCGTTTTGGCATCAACGAGCAAATCAATGAGTCGGCCAGCCATCCGGATTTCACCGGCAGTCTTGGCAGTTTCGATGCGGATAGCGATGCGCCGTCCGACCGTTTCGCTAACAAATAAGGATCGATGATGACAAAGAAACTCGACCGTTCGCGCGGTTACGGTGAAGTGTGGGGCCACGATGGCGGCGCCGCATTCGTTCAGGATGAAATCTTGTTTGATGCTGACGGCAATGCGCTGGCTGTCGATGACCAAGCGCCTGAAGTCGAACCTGTTGCGCCGAAAAAGCGCGGCCCGAAGAAAGCCGAACCTGTTGCCGTCGATGACCAACTCGCCGCCAACCTGCAAGGGGTAACGGGTGAATCCGTCTAACTCCATCAAGTACGAAGTCGTTGAATATACCCGAGGGGTTGTTCTCGACATTGCTGGAAAAGCCTATCCGCATTTCCTGTGCGTCGATACGCCGCGTGAGGGCGTGCGGCCCGACATCCGCGTTGAAACGCCGTCTGATCTGTCTCTGGTCATTGAGGATGGCAGCGTTGATGCGGTCTATTGCAGCCAGTACGCCGAAGCCATCAAGTCGCTTGCTGACTGGTGGCGCTGCGTAAAGGTCGGCGGGCATCTGGTCCTCAATCTTCAGGATGATCCGAAGCAGATCATTGACGCCATGCGCGACGTGGTTGGCGGATGGGACTTGATCGTTCGTGAAGACGATAAGCAACTGCTGGTTTTTCGCAAGATTGAAGGACAGAGCAACGTCAATAGCTGGATGGTCAAGGCGCTGAAAGGCAAGCAGAAAACCGCTTGTGTCGTGCGTTACGGCGGTTTCGGCGACATGATCCAGGCGGCAAATGTCCTTCCTGCGCTGAAGCGCCAAGGCTATCGCGTCACGGTGATGACTACGCCCAAGGGCAAGGAAGTCATCGAGAATGATCCGAACATTGACGACTGGTTCATTCAGGACCATGACCAAGTGCCAAACCACGAACTCAGCGAGTTCTGGAAAGTGGTTTCACAACGGTTCGATAAATTCGTCAATCTCTGCGAGTCGGTCGAAGGCACCTTGATTGCCATGCCGGGACGGGCCAATCATGGCTGGCCGCATGAAGTTCGTCATGCCATGCTTGACGAGAACTACCTTGAATTCTCATCGATGCTGGCCGGCGTTCCCTATGCCAGCGAGTCGAAGTTCTACCCGACCGAAGCAGAGACAAGGGCCGCCCGTGCGCGTCTTGGCCCCGGTCTGAACGTGATGTGGGCGCTGGCTGGATCGTCCTGTCATAAGTTCTATCCCGGACAGGATGTAGTGATTGCCCGCATCCTGCTTGAAAATCAGGATTGCCGAATCTTTCTTGTTGGCGATGCGGCTTGCGTCATCCTTGAAGCGGGATGGGAGAAGGAAAGCCGCGTGGTGTGTCTTTCCGGCGAGATTGGCATTCGTGACACGCTGGCGCTGGCAAAAGAGGTTGATGTCGTTCTCGGCTGCGAAACCGGCGTTTTGAATGCTGTGGCCTTCGAGGATAACCGCAAGGTTGTCTTGCTCTCGCATAGTTCCCACGAAAACCTGACGAAGCATTGGGAAAACACCATTGCCCTGGCGCCCAATGGTCTTGATTGCTATCCCTGCCACCGCCTGCACTACACCCGAGAATTCTGCAAGGAAGACAAGGAAACCGGCGCGGCCATGTGCCAGCGGTTGATTGATCCGGCAGACGTATATCAGGCAGTTGTCTGGAAAGAGCAGGCGGCAGCATGAACAAGGGCGAATTGCGCAAACAACTGCGTGCCGACATCAAGGATGACGTGAAGAAGTATTTCTTCACCGATGAGCAACTTGACCGCTGGATCAATGAGTCGGAAGTCGAAGCGGCGCGTCGCGCCTTGTTGCTGGTGGATTCAACTTCATCGGTTACATCAATCGACCTGTTCGCCGGGGATGCTGGTGCCGACCTTGATCCATCAATCATTTACGTCCGTCGCGCCCGCCTCGCATCGACCAAACGCTCGCTGACGCCGTGTGTTGCTCGGGCAATGGACGAAATGATACCGAGTTGGGAAGAAGATCAGGCCAGCGTGCCAATCCGCTTTGTTCCTGACTGGCAGACCGGATATATCCGCCTGTGGCCGGCAACGCGACTTGCTGACCGGCTATCAATGACGGTTGTTCGCAAGCCGCTTGGCCCGATGGTAGATGATGAAGACGAGCCGGAAATCCGCGAACACTATCACCTGATGCTGCTCGATTGGGCGAAGCATCGGTGTTATGCGGTGCAGGATTTTGATCTGTACGACCCAAAGAAATCAGAGGCACACAAAGCCGAGTTTGTACGCAACTTCGGAGAAAGCCGACCGCTCGACGAACATTGGGCGCAGGAACAGTATTACGACGTAGGGGCTAACTGATGACAGACCCAAAAACCTCAATAGCAAGCTACACGGCCAGCGGTTCTTTGATTCTTTTCGGGCTGACGGCCAATGATTTCGCGGTGTTATCCGGTCTGTTCTTCGCCTTCATCACCTTCTGTATCAACTGGTACTACAAGCACAAGCATCTGCGACTTATCGAGGAAAAGGTAAGGCGCATGCCGTTTCCGAAACTTGAGATGGAAGACGAGTGAACCTATCGATCAAAGACGGCGTTTTCTACGTCGACAACCTTCGGTTTTGCCTGGCAGGAGTCGGAAATGGACGCAACGATTTACCAACTGGACGCTATGAGGTCGCAACGCAATACGCGCATGTTCATGGAAAAGTTCTTCCAGATGCCATTGGCCTCGGGTGGATTGGAGCTTCTTACGAGTGCGACTGCGTTTTGGGTAGCGTACTCAGCCGCAATGGTGTCCTGCCATCACAAGGTGCTCTCAGCCGCCTTCTCGCCATGCTTGAGGTTGCCGAAGGCAACGGAAGCGCCGTCTGGTTGGAGGTGGTGAAGTGAGCAGTTTTCAGTCCGCTTACGAGCGCATGATTGCCAACGAGGGCGGCTACAAGCTGACCAACGTAGCCGGTGATCGAGGCGGTCAAACCTATGCCGGAATTGCCCGCAATCACTGGCCGGCTTGGGCTGGATGGTCAGATATTGACCGTGGCGACATACCGGCCAGCGAACTGGTGCGCGCCTTCTACCGTGTCAATTTCTGGAATGCAGTGCATGGCGATGAAGTGGCTGCGCCTTCCATTGCTTCAAACCTGTTCGATTTCGCTGTCAATGCCGGGCCGCGCACCGCAATCAAACTGGCGCAGATTGTTGTTGGGGTGACGCCAGATGGCGTGATTGGACCCAAGACGTTGGTGGCGCTGAATAACATCGACAGTTCTATCTTTGTCGCCTACTACGCCCTGGCAAAGATAACGCGCTATCGAGACATTGTGACCCGCGACCGCAGCCAGTCGAAATTTCTTCTTGGCTGGATCAACCGTACCTTGCGAGAGGCAACATGAACCCGATAGTCGATGCCGTTGTTGGCGGACTTATCAGCACGGTCGGCAAAGTGGCCGATGATCTTTTCACGTCCGACGAAGAACGCATGAAGGCCGAACTCGACGCCTATGCCGCTGAAACCAACCGGATGCAGGGCCAGGTTGATGTGAATAAGGTCGAGGCGGCGAGCGCGAACGCATTCATTGCCGGTTGGCGTCCGTTCATTGGCTGGACATGCGGACTGGCTTTCTCCTATGCAGCAATCATTGAGCCGCTGCTGCGCTTTGCAGCACAGGTCTGGTTTGGTTACGCCGGGGCGTTTCCTGTTATCGATACCAATCTGACCATGCAGATTCTTTTTGGAATTCTTGGTCTTGGCGCCATGCGCAGCTACGACAAAAAGCAAAAGGGAGTTGCGTAATGGCGCTTAAAGAAATCCTGATTGAGCGCGGCAAGACTTACGAGATTGACGTGTATTGGAGCGTTGATCCGATCATTCGCAAGCCGATCACGGCTATTTCACTTGCTGCGGGCGCCCCGAGATTGACGGTTGCCGGGCATGGCATGCCTGACGGCTGGCAGGCTGAAGTCTACGGTGTTATTGGAATGAAGCAGATCAACGATGTTGGTCGGCAGGAATGCCTGGTGATTGATCCCAATACGATTGAACTGAACAAGGTCAATCCAGTAGATGACAGCGGGAAGATTTGGCCGGCTTATACGAGTGGCGGGTTTGTTTCATTCAAGACGCCGCGCGACTTGAGCAACTACACCCCGGCAATTGACTTCAAGAACAAGATCGGCGGCACGGTTTGGGCCACTTCTCAATCCAGCCTTGCGCCATTGAACATCATTGCTGCAACCATCGATAACGCGCTCAAGAAAACCACGCTACGCATTTCGGCCGTCGATACCGCAGCGATCCCGATGAGCATAAAGAAGGGCGTTGCCGAACTCGAAATGCACAACACGCTTGATCCAAGCGATGTAGTCCGACTGAGGTTGTTCAAATCAAGCAACGAAGAGTACGACCCAGTACGGGTAATTGGCGAAGTAACCACATAATTTTTAAGGAGCAGCAAAATGACAGTTTATGCACACGCAGATGTTCTCGACCAAGGCCCGAAGTACATCAAGGATAATTGCGACAAGGTTATTCTTATCTCGGCCTATTCCAATGTCTACGCCACGGTCAACGGCGCCAATAAGGTTGCCGAGGCAACGCTGGTAACGGGTGACTTCGCCCTGGCCGGTGCTGATGGCGCAGCACGCGTCCTTACTGCGACGCTGACCGGGAAGAGCGGCGGAAACGCGGCGCAGACGGTGAATCCTGGTACTGGTATGCACGTCGCTTTCGTCCAGACCGGCGCCTCCAAGGTGCTGTATGTGACTACGGAATCGAGCGATCAGGCCATCACCAGCGGTAATCCGGTGCAGTTCAACTCGAATCCGACCTACACCAGCAATCAGCCGACCTAATGGCCTTGCCGGTCGCCAAGTCGTATAGCGGAAGAATCAATTCCCCCATCATCGGGGGGAAGTTTCTCCGCAAGTACGCTATTGGAGCAAGCGTGGTGCAGGCGAACATCGCCAGTGCTGCTGCGGTTTCCAGTGGGGCGACGTTGCACCAAGTCGTGATGGCGAATGTGGGCCAAGCGAATCTTGCCAGTTCTGTCTATCTTCAGGCGCCTGCTATACCGTCTGGAGTGTGGTCACAGATTACCGTCTCTCCTTATTCGTTCGTCCCGACCAGAGGGACAGACGGCAATCCACGCTATGACTCTGGCGTTTCAAGGTCGCTGACTGACGCTGGGTCGGCGATTACCGCCGCCATTATTCCATTCCGCGAGTATTCAAGACCGACCCCAACGGATCACGGGGTTCTCTATTACCACGGTGGATTGCATTCCGGGTATGCAGGTAACGACATCCTGAAGATCACTCTCGGGGCATCGTTGTCCGTAGAACAGTTGGCCCGGCCTCACGTTCCAGCAGCGGGCGATATTGGCTATTCGACCAGCGGAACCCCGGCGATGTACCGGGACTATGCCACCGCTTTTTCTGTTGGCGAGCGGGACCAGTGGGAGCCTTACACCTACCACAACTACTGCAAAAACGTATGGCACCCCCAAGAGGGGTATCTGCTCACGACGACCTATCCTGTTTCTTGGGATGGGAGTGGCTATCCGGTATCGTCACTGACCGCCTATGGTCCATCCGATGCGAAATGGCACGGAAGCGTTAAGTACAACGAAAGCACACACAAGTACACGCTGTTTTCTGCGCCGACGACAGGAAATCCCATCACTGATATTTCTGACTACAGCGCAAAACTTGGCGGGATTATAGGAATTTCCGAATCTTATGGTGTGTTCAGAGTTTCGGAACTGACCTATAAAAACGGGAATGCTTGGCAGTATGTCAGGTCGATCACGCCGAATGCTGCAACGGGTTCCGCAGCGCAAGGGAATGCAGCCAACGGGATTCCGATTAAGTTGCTGGAGGGTAGCCTTTATGTGCTGGTCAATAATGTAAATGCCAATTTCAATATTTTCACCTATGACCACGCCTCCGGGGAGGTTGCTGCTGTTTCTCTACCTGTTGCCAATACAGGGACGCAGGATTATGTAATTCAGGTTGATAGGGCTGGACGGCGTTTATTCTGTGCCGTGCTCGGCTCCCCGGTCCGGGTCTTCGTCAGCTATTTTGGCGCCTTGAGTTCTTGGACCGAGCTTTCAATTAGTTCCGCGCCGAACATGCTGGCAATGTCGGCTGCGCTTGGGCGTGAGCCTCTGCATTACTGGAAGAACACGCTGTACCTGCTCGACTTTTACGGCGGAAATTATTACCGCGCATCGCTTGGAGACTCTCCTCCTGAAGTAACGCTCTCCAAAGTCCTTGTTGGCTTTACCAGCAATGCAGGGTTCGACATAACGAACAGCAAGCATACCAATCTGGCGTATTGCCCACTGAACAATTCGATATATATGATCGGTGGGGATGTTGTAAATAGCTACTCTCAGGAGATGTTCAGGTACAACCTTGGAACATCCACATGGTCGCAAATACAGAATGCGTGTGGCGCCGACCCAAGCGGCAACGCGAATGGTGTGCTGCCGATAAACCCCGATGATGGTGGATTGTTTTGGGACGACACTGACGCAAAGTTCTGGTGGCTCCCGGGCGGCGGGCAGATGGGCCAGTCGAGCAATCTTTCGTATCTGCACTCATGCTCTGACATGCCAACCGATGCCGAGTGGGCAAACCTGTATTCCCTGTATGCAGGGACATACGACACCAACGGCAAGAGTATCATGATGACGCATTTCAACGCCCTGTCGCGTTGGAAAGCCTATGAAGCAATGACCTTTGACCCGATAGCCGGGGTATGGGCCGTTGAGCAGCTTACGGTAACACACAGGGATGGGTGGGTTGATAGTACGCTGGCAAAGCTATACGGTGGAGAAAGCAACCGCGGTAATGCTTATGATCCGGTCGCCAGAAAACAATTCAGGATAATTATTGGCGGCGGTTTCCACTTGTTCGCCATTGACCATGCCACGAGAACATGGAGGCCATTTACTTGCGCCAAGCTAGCGGATGGATCGTACTTTAACTATGGCGACCTGCAATACCTCGGCTATGGGCACCAATCCTTTGCTGTCGATCCGGCGACAGGTCACTTGTATTTCATCAGGCCAGCGACCGGCGACCTTGTGCAGATAGACACACGGGCGACGCCGACTTTATACGATGGCACTGGCCCGATGTACACCCTGCCGATTCGTGTTATGGGGAATCCCATAATTCCTGTCCTTGATTACACCTATGCGGACCATGCGTTTCTCCGAATATTCAAGGGCGGAATACTCTTTTGGTATCTGGATGCATCAGGGCTTGGCGGTGACATTCGAGGTGCCTGGTGGAGAAGCCTGACCAACGTGGAGACAAGTACGTGGATTCCGATCCAACTCCCGTTTGATTTCGTTACAAACAGTGTTTCGACAAATCAAATAGCAACAGACCAATATTTCGTGCCTTCAAGCGGTGCGCTCGGCTCTGCGCCAAGGTCTGCTTGGACACTTTCTTGAGGGTAAATAAATGTCATTAATAATTAATGCCGATAGCGAGTATCTAAGCGGGTCCGGGTTTTCTGGTGGGACTGGAAATACAGAATTATCTCTAGCTATTTGGGTTAAGCGCGACTCTGGAACATCAACGGCGCAATCATATCTCGGGGTTGGTCCAGATTTTGATGATAACTGGAACGTAGCTGAGATAGCCCATAACGGAACCGGCGCAGATTGTTGGGTTTACCCACAAAACACACAATATCGGATCATCGCAGGTCCAAATGCAAACTCGACCGCCTGGCAACTTCTGGTATTAACTTTTAAGCAAAACGCTGCGCCAAAAGTCTATACCGC